ACTCTAGCACCAGCCTCTGTGGAGCCATCGCCAAGTGTGGCGACAGCCCAAGCCGGAATAACATACTCACCGCTTGCAATCCTCACATCCTCGCGGCCATCAATGGAGCCGGGGATCAGATCCGCAACCCCAGAGCCGGGGCCACTCACCACACCGCCATCGGCGTAGGAGCGCATGAGTTCTGCTGTGGCGTCAGGGCCGAATGTTCTGTCGTAGGCATCAAGGGCTGATCTAGGGTCAGGATGCTGACCCCGAAGCGCTGCAATACCCCCAGCAACCACACCGCCCTTTGCGAGATTCTGCTTCACAATCCCACCACCTGCATAACCCATGCTGCGGCGGGCAAGATGAGCAAGAGAAACTGCCTTTGTTCCGTAGTTGCTCAAGGCTCCAAGACCCGAAAGAGCGGCCTCTGCGGGGCCAATTGCGAAATATGGTGCCGCATACCCGATAACATCACCAACCAATGCAGCCGTTGGCATCTGTTCTTCACCCTCTTTGAGCGCATTTTCATGCTCGGCAAGGGAGCGGAAATAATCGGCTTCGCTTTCATAGCCCATCATATCCATGAGAGCGTCATAGCTATAATCACCAGCGGCCATCCCATATTTGGCAGTGCCGAAGGTTGCCTTATCTGCGGCATTGCGGGCCACTGTGGCGAGATAGTCGAGATAACCCGGCTCGGTGGCACTCACCTCACCACCACCACGCATGGTCTGGCCCGGACCCTTCTTGCTGTAGGGCATCAAGGGTGTGATTGATTTCCCGCCAAGGCCGGATGTGGTGGCATTTGCACCACCAAGATTCCCAAGCTGCGGTGCAGGTTGGTACTCATTCCTCTGCTGGGGCTGGATGCCTCCAATGCCTTGATTATAGCCCAGAACAGGCGTTTGCATAAGTTGATTGGGGTCTTGTTCAGGTGCAAGACCGAAGTTCTGAGGGATATTGCTGAAATACATTTTAGCTCACAATCTTGAGTGTGCCGCCATCGGACCACACACTGCCGGAAGGTAGGTTTGCGGAAGAGGTCGGGACGTTCACAATTGTGAGGCCCGAAATTGGATATCCAACCGTTTGCTGGCTCAAGTCTGAACCAACGGTGAGTGGCCGAACGGCGTTAATTTTTGCAATGACAAGACTAAGCTGCTTGAGCAACCTATTCATATATTCTTGACTGTAGTCTTTTGGGGGGAGTGGTAGCGCAGAATTCGTTGTCATTTGCGTCCATCCTGCCGCATATCAAATCTTGGAACCCCGAGACGCCAAGAAACATTAATAACATCACTCTCAACACGAAGAGCCACAGACCTTGCACGAAGTCGTGTAAACACTTGGTTGGTGAACCTGTTCACGTTCAGTGTTGCGGCACTATTCCTCTGCACATTCCTTTCGTCCCCAACACCAATCTCCCCGCCCGGATAATCCTGCGGCTTGATGGTGAACTTAACGATGGGCTGAGTGCCGTTGTTGGTTGTGGAATTGCGGAATGTTAGGTCAGGAATAACGCGATTGATAAACAGGAAGTTGTTGCCGTCTTCGATTTCAATCGGGCTGGACTGGATATAGGCATTGATTGGAGATGCCGGGTTTGTGGAGCCGTCATCAAAGCCCGTCTCTTGATTATAGAGATACCCATCGGGGCTCACAGAACGCGGGGTCGGGTGTGTGCGCCTGTCAATCCATGCCGTTCTGGCCATAGAACCATAATACCACGCACCCTCCGCATAGTTGTAAACAACATAACGGTCAACTTCGCGGAAACCGGGAGTTCCGCCTTGGCTTTCAGAAGGGTAGAACCAGATGATCTCATTGTTGCCGGAATCGGCTGAGCAATAAACCTTATCGCCATCGTCCTTGCTAAGATCAAGAAACACATAATCCCTGACGGTGCAGGGCATGGGCTCAACCTTACCATTGTAGGCGTAGAAGTTGTTTGTGCCCATCCAGTATGCAACCGCACCAGTCACGATCTTGGCATTCGGGCCAATAATATCGAAATTTGTACCAACAAGATTAAATCCATAGCCTGTTGGAGGCCCCACATAAGTCATTGTGTAGAGCGATGAATCGGTCCAGATAAGGATCTCTTCGCGGTTCTGGATTGCAGTGACGATATAAGACCCCGAAGAAAGCCTCTGTTCACCGGATGTCTTGGTGGTGTCGGCAATGTCCCAGTTTGTGGGGTCAGAAGAATCAGACCACCTCACAATCATCGCGTCTTGTTCTTGCGTAACGTCATATGGATTGCACCCATATGCAATAACCTGACGGTTCTGGTCCGAAACCATGACTTCAGCAGCCACATACGGAAGATACTTTTTCGCATATGCAGACCCAAGATTGCTCAAACTTACTGCGGGGCCGTCATCATCAGTGATGTCCCAATAAATGATGGAGGATGTAAACGCATAAGCACCTGTGCCACCAGAAGCGCTCGAAGTAGCTGTGTTCGCCACGGTGAAGCTGTAGGCGTTGGCATTCACAACCGTGATTGTCTGAGTGCCATTAAGCTGACCTACTGGAATCCCGCCAATCTCACTCGTTACATTACCGATTATAATTGCGTTGCCATTCGAGAACGCATGGTTGGCTTGCGTGACGGTGATGACGTTGCTTGTGTTTGTGGTGGCGATTGGATTATTGCCAAGAACATAACCGTTGGTAAGGTCGCGCGGACAGGCAATCATGTCCTCGCCATAGTTGTCCACTGTCCATAGGCCGCTGTAGTATGTCGTGAGGGTAGTTGCGGGGCCGAATCCCCAGCCGTAAGATCCAGATACGCCACCCCACGGGCCTGAGCCCCAGCCTTCAAAAACGGCTGTTTGAGCAATACCGGGGTGGAATTGATACTCCACAACCACACTCGCGCCGCCACCAGACCCGGTGGATGTGGCGGTGCCTGTTGTTGTTACGCTATAGGCATCCACGTTAATCACATTCGACACAACAAACTCTTTGTTGATGGCGGTCGAAAGAATGCCATTCACATTTGAGGACCCCGAAATTGTGATGTAGTCACCCAATATGGCACCGTGGTTTATGTCGGTGATCGTGATGACATTCGAGGTGTTGGTTGTCGCGATTGGGTTGTTGCCAAGCGTTACGGTGCGGCGAAGCGGGGTGATATCAACGATATTCGATGTGTTATCGACATAGAATTTGATGTTTGTTGGGCAGGCAAGATATTGAGTGCCGATCAGGCTCGACCAATCATACAGCTTGCGGCACACACCGATAAGGGCTTCCTGATTGGAATAGATCCTTGTCCAGCCGCCAATCTTCTCGGGCAAGCCATTTCTGAAGCGAATATAATCGGAGTCAAACCAACCACCGCTGTTTGCGTAGTTGGTTGAGTCTCTGTTAATACCCGGCTGTAATTTGATTTTGGCGAGCATTTAAATGCCCTTAAGAAAGGTTCTTCAGTTTGTAGAGGGTGGTGAGGTAGATCCCAACGATCTCGTCAAGGATGTTTTCGAGTGCCGGGACACCATGACCGATCTTGGCGCGGTTGCGGGAGATCCAGTTGGCATCATCCGTGAGGCACTTAATGATCTCCACAGACTCATCCTTGCAGGACAGATCAACGTGACCGATGATCCCCTTTGATCCCTGACAAGCCTCTACAAGCTTGTCGAGGCCGTCGATAAGATCGTCGTAGAATGATCCAAGAGCCTGATGCTCAGCATAGGATTTCGTCTTCCAATGTGCGAGATGCGCTTGGTTGCGAGTCCGAAACACCATCGCGATGAGTTCTTCAATCATCTTTATTTACACCCTTATTATTCAAGTGGCTTGCTGTTCCAGAGGTCAATATATGGCTGCACAAAAGCAGGGTCTGTGATCCATAAACGATCACCGTGTTTAACATCAACCCATCCATAATCCCCTTGCCACTGAATAACGAGCCAGCTTGGGTCTATGCCTTCAAACACAAACCCAAACTTTGGAACAAGGTCAACAACAATCACGCCATCCTCAAAAACAACTGTAACCTTCATTTCCGTACCTTAAGTTTTAATGATGTAATTAAGAATAAATGTTGGCTGCACGTTATTGTGGGCCGAACCGGAACCCGCCGAACCTGTGTTTACGGCAGTATTTCCTTCGGGGTCGGTGCTGTTAGTTTCATAGCGCGGCAAGCCTGAACCAGCCGAAGATGTTGCATATGGAACGGTATGCGTGTGCGCTGCAAGTTGTGCGGTTGTAAGGGTGTGCGTTTCTGAACCGCCAGCGGCACCCAAAACGTCACCATCTACACCACCACTCTGGTTCGTAAGTCGATTGGCGGATGTGCCGCCCATATCGTCTTCGCCAGCAACAACACGGCCACGAAGGTCAGGAAGGTTGAATGTTGTGGAACCGTCACCAACGCCGTAAGTCGTGCTTACCACTGCAAAAAGAGACGCATAAGTGGTGCGGCTTACTGCCTGACCAAAGCACAGAAGCCATCCAGTAGGTGCTGATGTTCCTGCATACGGTATGACAGAAGCAACCGGAATATCACTTGTAACGGTTGAAGAGATGGTGTTTGATGTGGCGTTTATCGTGATGCCTGTTCCGGCAGTCAGGAAAGTCATTGCTCCTGCTGTGTCATTCCACCCAAGAACCGCGTTCGCATTCGGGTCAGCAAGACTTGCGCCCGTGCCGCCATCAGCAAGAGCCAAGTCAGTGATGCCAGTTACGGAGCCGCCAGTAATGCTCACTGCGTTCGCATTCTGTGTCGCGATTGTGCCGAGACCAAGTGTGGTGCGCTGAGCGGAGGCATCCGCGTCATCGATAAGAGCCGCACCAGCGGTGGAAATCGTCACGTTCGAGGCAGAAATATCAAGTGTTCTATTTGATGTTGCGCCAGTGGTGAGTGTCAACACTGTGTTGGCTGTGAGGTTTGAGCCCACAGCTATTGTCATCACGTTCGAAGCGTCAGCATCCCTGATCGAGATGCCAGAAGCATTCGCAACAATTGTACCGCCAGTGATCGCAACTGCGTTGGCATTCTGCGTACCAAGCGTACCGATTCCAAGATTGGTTCTTGCAGTTGTTGCATCAGATGCACCAGTGCCGCCATCAGCAACAGCAAGATCTGTAATGCCGGATATCGATCCACCAGTGATCGCAACGGCATTTGCGTTTTGCGTAGAAATCGTTCCGAGGCCGAGCGTTGTGCGCTGAGTAGAGGCATCAGCATCGTCAATGAGTGCGGCACCAGCAGTGGAGATTGTCACATTTGATGCAGAGATATCGAGAGTTCTATTTGATGTGGCACCAGTGGTGAGCGTAAGGATTGTGTTCGCTGTGAGGTTCGATCCAACAGCAATCGAAAGGATATTCGATCCATCGCTGTCTCTCACGCTCAGGCTGGAGGCATTCGCAACAATCGTGCCGCCAGTGATTGCAACGGCATTCGCGTTCTGGGTTCCAATCGTGCCGATCCCAAGATTGGTTCGGGCTGATGTAGCATTGGATGCACCAGTGCCACCATCTGCAACAGCAAGATCCGTGATGCCCGTGATGCTGCCGCCAGTGATGGCTACATTGTTGGCATCTTGGATTGCGATAGAGCCCGTGATGGAGCGGGCGTCCGTTCCGTCCACATAAACAAATTCGATAATGCCATTGGGGACCGTAACGCCCGTCTGACCACTCACTTTGAAAACAACCGACTGACCGCCAGTTGTGGCGTTCTTCACGACATAGAGCTTTTCAATCGCGGGGCAAATCACATTACGAGTGGCTGTGAGAGCCCCCGTAAGATTAATCACCATATTGCGAGACTGGTCTGCGGAGCCATTGCTTGTCGTGAGAGTGGTGTCGGCAACATCCGACACGGTTACAGACACATAACCGCCGATAGCCTCTTCAATGAGAGTGCCGAGGTTGGTGTTGGTGGTAGAGCCCCATGTGCCCTGCTGTTCACCAGTGCCGATCAGTTCAAGGCGAAGATTGGGAGAATAAGTTGATGCCATTTTCCTATGCCGCTATTTGCGTCCAAGTTACAGAATCTGAGTCGTTGATTGGCGTCCAATTCGGGGTCTGAGAATCAACAACCGATACCCATCCGGGGGTTTGACTGCCAGTGATGGGCGTCCAGTTCGGGGTTTGACCATCCGATATGCCAGTCCAATCAGGGGTTTGGTTTGTGTCGATGAGGCCCCAGATGAGGAGGTTATCATTCACATAACCTGTTGCCTGAACACCCGTTACATCGACCGTGACGCCAAGTCTTACAAGGACATCGCCAGCCGCCCCTGTTGCTTCAACGCCCGTTACAGGGATGACTGAGTTTATCTTGATTATAACACTGCCGACCGTCGTTGTGGCAGAGACGCCAACAACATCAATCGATTGGTCTGTTGAAACCTCTACAGTTCCAACTTCTCCAAGGGCTGAAACCCCGGTTACATCAACATTCGCATCCCCGATAACCCCAACCGATCCAGAACTTACGGTTGCAGAAACGCCAGAAACAGGGATAATGGAATTTATATCGACATCAACTGTCCCGGCACTGCCAGTGGCCTGCACTCCGCTTACGCCAACATTGGCATCGCCAGATACAGTTACAGACCCCGGAGATCCTGTAGCCTGAAGCCCCGTAACAGCAACAACTGCCGCACCCTTTGCTACAACTGTACCTGCCGCGCCTGTTGCAGAAACGCCAGTAACATTAACATTCGCCTTGGCGGATACTGCTATTGTCCCGGCCTGACCAGTTCCCGAGACGCCAACAACGGTGACACTAACACCCGCTTTGACTGCGACTGTGCCTACCGAGCCAGTCGCGCTTGCGCCAGAAACAGCAACATTTGCAACCCCTCGTACCGTAACAGACCCTGCCGAACCAGTTGCAGAAACCCCTGTGACGGGCACAATTGCCCTGCCGGATACGGTTGCGGTGCCAACCTGCCCCGTTGCGGAAACGCCACTTACGGGAACATTGGCCTTGCCTATAACTGTGATTGTTCCTGCTGAGCCTGTTGCGCTCACGCCAGAAACAACAACCCTTGCCGCCCCCTTCACGGTTACGGAGCCGACCCCTCCGGTTCCAGCAACACCAGTTACTTGAGCGGTAACGCTTCCAGCAAGAACCGTTACGGTGCCGACCTGCCCAGTGGCAGATACGCCACTCACGTTTACATTTGCAGAACACTTAACAGCAACAGTGCCCACTGAGCCCGTTGCCGAAACTCCCGTTACAGGTACAACAGCCTTGGCGGATACAGTGACGGACCCAACGGAGCCCGTTGCGCCAGTGTTGAGGATACCGGAGTACCCCCACGGAGCCTCGCCCCAGCCGAACGAGCCCCAACCCTGAAATGGGACAACTACGCCCGGCATTGTTTAAACTTTCTTAGGCGATGCGGATGATCGCGTCAGTGGCGTTTGCTGTGGGGAACACGATCTGGAAGTCGCCGTTTGAAGAAGACTTGTCAGAGCCAAAGGCAAGCGACACAACAGCGCGGTTTGCGTTCGTGTTGTTGTAGATCAGGCAACCGTTGGCCGTGATTGTGGAGGAAGACCAAGTTGTGTCGGCAAAGTCAATAAAGGCTGTGGTGCCGGAGGTGGTCGGGCTCACTGCGGTGAGAGTGTTGCCGCCAGCAACATAGTTTGTGCCCGTCACTTCGTTTGTTGCGGCATAAACTGTGGTGGAGGCACCAAGTGTGGCGGCTGAAGTGTAGAGCGCGATCTTAAAGGTGTTGCCACCGGGGTTGTCGAAGTCGTGCAGTGCCGACATAAGTTCGGACTTGAACGAAGTACACATAGCTGTGGAAATTGGCAATTTAATTCTCCTGTCTTGATTTTTTTATGTAGGCTACGGCCTCAAGCATGATTTCTGGATCATCCTTAAATGAGCCTAAAGCCTTGTTGCATGGATGACAAAGCACGCCTCGGACCTTTCCGGTTGTGTGGCAGTGGTCAATGGCAAACCTTCTTTTCTTATTATAACCCGGAACTTTGGATTTGCAGATGGCGCACCCTCCGCCCTGATCCTCCAGCATCCTGTAATAATTTTCTGGCTCAATGCCATAAGCCCTCCTTATCTTGGACGGCCATTCAACTCTATCGTATAAACCTTTGTCCCGTTCCCTGTATTTCACTTGGACAGCAATCCTGCATTGTTTGCACTTTGAAGCTGGCTGACCAGTACGAGGTCCAGTTTTCCTGATTGTAAAGTTAAGCAATGGCAAATTGTTTTGGCACCCGGCACAAAACTTCTCCGCCATCAGAGTTTCCTTATAATTTCAGCCATGTCAATATGGCCTTGGCTTGAAAGCTGCGCTGCCAGCGTAGTTCTGTCTGACCTCACAGCCTGTTTCATGTAGTGCACAATAACGGGGCGGATCTGATCCTTAAACGCAATCGCCTGTTCGCGAATGGCAGGATGAGACTCGCTCGAAATGAAGATAAGCTTGTTAAGGAGATCTTCTGCAACCTCCTCAACCGTGAAACCCCGCTCGTTTGTGGTTTTCACAAGAAAAGACCCAACGGCCCCAAAACCCATGCTCAATTCGGTACAATCCTTGGTTCATTGTTGCGGTAGGTGTCGGAGCGGTTACGGCCCTCACCAATAACCTTAAGAGCCTCGATGGCCTCTTTGTATCTTCCAGCATAGAGCGAGATAAGATCCGCTTCACCCTTCAGGTAAGAATAAGCCTCGAATAAACATCCATACAAAAGAGCGGTTTCGGCGTTCTCGCTCAGCCATGTGCCGGATGTTGCCTCCACAATCGACTGAGGCTCATAGAAGTAATGAAGCTCAACTTCGTAGTTGGAGTTAGGCGGGGGTGCGAGAATAATCGTGTCGTTGTCGAAGAGAGAGTAGTAGCGCGGCACACCAGTGGTGGTGGTTAAAGGGTAGGCTTCGCGCATGAACGCCACATCCTTCGGCAGGAGGTATTCATAATTGTTGTTGTTGTTTACCGCAATTGAATATGTGGCGAGGTAGTCTGTCGGGGTCGAGAGGTAGCGGTTGCCGCTAGATAATGTCCCCGTCACGTTCTTCTTCAGAACAGGGATCTGCACATCATAATAGATGCGTTGCTCCGCCTGCCGGATGATCGTGTCCATATCGGCAGTGGGAATACCATTGGCATCTGTTTGGAGATACCCGTGGATGGCGTCTACAAGCTGTGAGTAGGTGAAGGACATATCAGCCCTGCTTCTCCGAGATCTTCAAACCCCGTGTGGCAGCACCGCCGCCGCGCATCTTGAGCGGCTTCTTCAGCACCTTCATATCGCCCACATTCACACCCCGCCTCATGCCACCTTCAACTGTGGCATCGGAGGGAAGCTTAAGCCGTGCGTTCTGCTTTGCCATTATACTATCTTCCCCTTGCTCTTACCGCGCTGAGCGCAGCCATTTGCCTTTACAAGGCCACCCTTGGCGAGAGCCATACCAACGCCCTTACGAGCAAGACCACCGCCCTTCATGCCATAACCTTTCTGTCCCGGCTGACGCGGTGCTGTCATGTCAACCTTGGGGACTGGCGTGGGCAACCGCCCCGTCACCGGATCTGGCCTCATGCCAGAAATAGGCTTGCTTTCAATCTGAGTAATAGAAGGAATCCCAGCACGATTTCGAGCGTAATCAGGGTTAATGCGTCCCGGAGCATCCGACACCCCGCGTATTCCCGGAGTTCTTCCACCACCACCAATTTGGATGTTTGTCCCGCGACCTAAGTCTAATTTCTTGGGCATACCGGGGTATTCTGTGCCCTTGCCAGCCCGTCCCATCATGCCCATCAAGCGATCCCGAATCTGACCGGGAGTCTTCTTCCCTTCCGGGCGCATGGGCGGCACCACAACACCACCCGGACCCTGAACAGGAACGCCACCGCCACCACGAATCCGACCACCCGGACCACGAATCGGCATCGTTGTGTAGTCAGGAGCACCCTTGATGGGGCCGCGTTCATTGGGCTGTGTGCCGCGCTGCATCATGGCGTTGGCCATACCGCCATCCATCATACGCTTCATCTTCTTTTTCTTCTTCATCTTATTTCTTTCTCTGTTTACATCTCACCTGAGTAGGTGACTTGGCTCTTAACGCCATTAATAACAAGGGAGATAATCCCAACCTGTCCTGTGGCGTAAACTGCGGGGTTTCCAACGGGGTTCCAGCCCCAAAGCTCTCGGCTCTCTACCTGAGCAGTGTCTGGGCGGGGATTAAGAAGCGCAATCGGGTCATTGATCGGAACGCGGCCAATGAAGTACTGCGGATGGTCCTTGTCGAGGCAATAGGTGCAATTCTTGAGGTTTGTGGCTCGACCTGCAACAATCTGCACTTTAAGCTCGTTGAGGTCGTAACGCTGCCCGCAGGTGTCGCAGAACCCGAACGCCCGCCTACCTCTTGCATACGGTACACTCATTAGAAATTATACCCTACAAATGGTGTAAACCGTACACTGGAGCGGTCACGATCTTCGTCAGCCGCAAGCTGGAAAGCCTCATCATAGAGGTCTTTGAGCATCGAAATACGGTCCTGAGCCTCGGGCTTCTTGAGCGCAATGTGGTATGCCAGCCCCGCAGTTAAGGCGTTGTAGAACCGGAACGGCACCTGAATGGTTTGGCTGATAGGATTGGTGGCATCGTCAAGTCGCTTCAAATACCAATAAGCCAGAATATATGGCGTGCTGGAGTCGGGCACAGGCCAGAGCGTGATTTGCGGCGAGGCTGTGGCCCTATTTACGTAGATTTGGTAAGGCCTGCCAGTTTGCTCCTTTGTGGGGATATTGGCATAGGTCGAAACAGAAATGCGGTTGAGCGAGATATCGGTAGGGATTCCCGCATTGGTTGTGCGGGTTAAATGCTCAACATAATCCACTGCATCAGCCGGGAGACCATCAGCGGTGGTGTAGGTTTTTTGGCCCGGTACAAGCGTGAGAGTGCCGGAAGCAATAGTCCAAAGGTTCAACCCCTTGTTGGACCACTCGGTCAAAAGAAAGTTAAGGCTGCGGCGTGCCGTTTTAAGGTCATAGCCCGAACGGAGTTCGAGACCAGCCCTCTCGAACGCCTCTTCCACGATCTCCCCAATGTCGGGGTTCCAAATTGTTGTGCCGCTTGTTGTCATATTTAAACCTCAATGTGAGCCCCGCTCCGAGAGGCATTCCGCCGATTAAAGGAGCCGCCAACCCAAATGCTCACTGCCCGACTTTATTAAAAGCCCCCTCTATTGCCCCTGTTTCCGCTTTTCGGGCCAAGCTTTTTTAAACCCCGCAGATGTAAAGGCTTTGACCTGCGGCGGTGCTTGGTCTTGTGAAGCGTCACAACAGAGCCAATAGATTGCTTATTCGACATTAAACGTATCCCATTGCCCGCTGAGCGGCGAGCCTTTCAGCCAAGTATGTTTGATATTGATTATAGTTCGGATCACTCGGAGATGGAATATTTATGCCAAGATCCCACATGTAATAGATGTCGGGGCGGCGTCCGGGAGTGGTGGACGGTGTGTCGGGTTCCGGCGTTGTTGTTTCGTCCCCCTTTGGCTTTCTGGTGAGAGAGCGAATTTCAGGGTTTTCCCCACCGCCCCTGCGATCAGGAGCCACACGAAGGCCAGACTTTTCAGCCCAGTCCGTGTAGTTTCTCCTGTCCAACTGGGGTGTTTCGCCAATAATATCAGCCCAAGCTGTAAGGCTTGGGTCCTTCCTCTCCATTTCAGCCCTCTGTTCGGGAGTGGAAAGAACATAATTGTCAAGCTTTTCTTTTACGGAAGCATTGTACGTTTCACTTAAAACGCCACCAAGCTTTCTGCCGCCCGGTATCCCTGTGAGTGCAGATGCAACAGCGCCTGTCCCCTTTATGCCTCTTTCAGCATTCTTCAACCTTTTTTCATATTTCTTTCTCTGCTCAAGAGGAACAAAGATATCTGGAGAAATAACCTCCGGTGCTGTGCCCATTGAGGTAAGGGGATACCCACCTTTGGGCGCAGGTTGAGCCTTGGGGGATGATGGGTTCTCACCACTGGCAAGATTTCTCTTTGCCTCATTAATTGTTGCGTTAAACTCATCGGTGGACCACTCCACGTTGCTCCTCGACGCAGCCTCTGAGAGTATTTGTTTTAATTCATCTTTCTCCTGTTTGGTGAGGTTTTTTTGATCCTCAACAATTTTGTCGATTGTTCCCAATTTTGGGCCAACAGAGATTTTTGTAGTGCTTGTGTCAACCGAAGGCATATCGTCTTCAGAGGCAGCGCGATTTGACAGTGCATTCTTATAGCTCTCCTGAAGACCAGAAACACCACTTACAAACTTATTGCGAAGGGATTCAGCAAATGGCGTTGCAGCTTTAATAAGGTCTGCATCAGCTTGGGGATCCGAATAAAGAGACATAGCTTCTTCATAAAGATTCTTTGGTGTTTCTATGCCCTTTGCCAGACCCCAGTTTCTTAAGCCTTCAGCGGCAGCTTCTGGCATCTTGTATGTTTCAGGCATGGAAAGTGTCTTAAGACCACCAGTAAGTGCGTTAACACCAGACTTCGCGAGACCGAATACCCCCTTATAAGAAGAGTCAGATGGCAGCAATCCAACGCTGTCCGGAGTTGGGATGCCAGAGAGTGTTGAATACCCGGTTGTCCCATACCCAGAGTATTGAGACTCAGGCTTTATGCGGTCTGTGTAAAGCTTCGCAGGTCTGACTGGGCCTTGAATTTCAGTAGACATCTTAAAGCTTTTTGGAGGGCCACCATCATAAGTTGGAACCCTGTCTACGAACTGCTTGCCGTATCCCGGTGGCTGCTGATAAGACTCCATCAATCCGCGAAGTTTGGCTGCTTCTTGGGCGGATGTTGTCGGCACAACAATGCTTCTCCCCGCGCTAGGCGGGCGCTGCATGTTTTGACTTGGTGGGCGAGAGCGAGGGGTGGGCACACCTGATTCTTCAGGCGTAAAAGAGGTTGGCACAATGCTTGCGTCAGCGTTGGCGAGTTGTGCAGCCCTTGCTTTGGCCACAGTGCTTGGGCTGGCTTCCGCAGTTCCAAAAAGATGGGAACCAATACGCTCAAACTTTGTTTTATCCATTGCCCAGTCAGGCTCACGCCTTACTTCAGCAGGGTTGTAGTAGTGAGTGGAGGTCAAAACTTTCGGGCTTGCCGTTCTTGAGAACGTGCTTTGAGGGTTCATCGTCTGGTACATGGCGTTTACGCCCTGCTGGTATGTCTTTGTCCCCGGAACAGCGGCGCGGTAGGGGGCATTCTGCACCCTGTAGGCATCGTACTGGTCTGCAAGAGAAGCAAAATCACCACCGCCCATATAACCGTAGGGGCTTCCCTCCTGCTGGGCGAGTGCCGCTCTGTTGCCAAATGTGTTTGCCACGGCTGCTCTGCCAAAATCACTTTCTCCAGCGGCCTCGCCAGCAACTGTTTTTGCAAGACGGCTGAACTGATCGGGGGTGTAGTTTGTGCCAAAACGCTGATTATATGTTTGCGTAGCCTTCGCCACAATAGCCCTGTCAGCTTCCGCGACCGTTTTGTAGATAGAAGGCGTGGGCGCAACATCGCCCATAGCAATTCTTGCGGCTGAAGGAGATAAAGATTGATTGGTGCTGATTGTTGCGGCAGGAATCGTAACTTTACGGCTTACATCTTGATTTACAGGTGCTGCCGGAGCCTGCAAGCTTTTAATGGCACCACTAATCCTCCCGCCCGTAGGAAAATTCACACCCACAGAAGCGCCCATAGGCTTGGCACTCACTGAGCGAGAGAGGTCGCTCTTAAGCGCTGGGGTTGTTTTCGCGATACTGGAATTTGCTTTGTTTGCAGCATCGATAGCTTCCCTATCCGATGACGCGCGAGAAGGGGTGGTTCTGGATGAGCCTCCAGCACCTGTGCCACCCATCATGCCGCCAGACGGCCTACTACCGCCAGACTGCCTACTACCGCTGTCGCTGCCTCCAGCACCGGGAGGATTTGAACCGCGCGGGCTTCCGGAGGATGGCGAAACAGAACCTCTCTCACCAGAGCGAGGTCCACCGCTGGAGGGCCTTGACCCGGCACCTGCCTCCTTGCTTGTGGAGGCGGGGCTCTTTGCGGACCCGCCGCTCATTGCTCCAGCAGGCGGGAAGGAAGGAAGGCCTCTCGGGCCTCTCTCTTGATTGTTCCCGTTTAAACGCTTAAGAGCCTGCATCTCTTGATAATTGAGATAGGCAAGATATTCCTTGGGACGGCCTTTCCCCGGATTATATGTGAGAGGTGCTGTTACTTTTTTCTTGCTCATCAAAGCGTTCTCTTTGGACGGCGGGGTCTGCGGGGTCTACGCGCCTCAGAGAGCGCAATGGCGATGGCCTGCTTCTTCTTCTTCACCTTCTGGCCAGAGCTTGACTTGAGGCTCCCCACCTTAAATTCATTCATTACGCGGCGAACCTTGCCGGGGCGGGTGGTTTGCTTGCCCATATTTCCGCGACCTATAGCCATCATTCACACCGCTTTTTTCTGTGGTTCCACTTACCACCCTGCCGCTGGCATTTACGCCATTCGGCTTCTTGCTCTGGAGGCATTCTTTTGGTGATATATTTAATAAAATGCGGCATCCCGGCACGAATCATGACGGTTCCGAGCCCAAACCAGAATGAGGGGCGCTGTGCGACAAGGAACCCACCAGCGATCAAGCCAGTGAGTACAGCCGCAAGCAGCGCCGCCTCGATTAATGTCACTTCTTAGACCAGACCGACCAAGCGGCGGTGAAGATCACACCGATGGCACCAATAACCTCAGAGGCCATAGCCTGATCAATCAGGCCAGTACCAACAAGATAACCGCTACCAGCCGCAAGCACAGCGCGAGCGATACCCCAAACCATATCCTTCGTCATTTCTTACCTCTTGACAAAATGGGGAACACTCCCCATTGTTTAGTTTATGAGAAAATATACAAAATCAAAGCCCGGTTTCCGTTGCTGCAACAGGTGCGGGGTTGAACACCCATCTACCCTTGAGTTTTTTGTGAAAGACTCATCAAGGCTTCTTGGCATCTCTTACGAGTGTAAACCATGTCACTCAAAAAGAAAAATTGGCAGAGACAGAAGAAAGGAGAGATGGAGCAACCTTGAACCAGAGCAAAAAATTCTTACAAGAGAGCGTCAAAAGAAATACAACAAGACCCCGAAGGGCAGGGCTATCTTTCTTAGGAAAGCATATCAGCGCGTTGATTCTTGTGATTTAACTGTTGACGAAGTCTTGGAACTTATATCACAACCCTGCACGCACTGCGGAACAACAGATGAAAATCGTGGCCTTGATCGAATAGACAATTCCCTGCCCCACATAAGGGGGAATGTGGTTTCATCTTGTGCCCCATGCAATTTTGCTCGCGGCGACAGATTTTCATTTGAGGAAATGAAGGTAATAGGCGCTGCAATAAGGAAGGTTCTTATGGATAGGTTGACTTAGGCAATTGGTAATGAGGCCCATCAGGGAATGACTTACTGAGCATTTGAGAGGTCACTGAACCCTTCACGGAATTTAATAAACTCCATGTCCCGCCCCATTCAAGTGGGATTTTTTCAGCAATTGCAGCAGCCTTCATCGCGTTTGCTATTTTTAAATACAATGGCCAATCCCAACGAACCTTGCCATCAAGCATGGCCACAACATCAATCGCGTGGGAAAAACCATTCGCGGCAGGGATGTGCCGGGAACGAAGTGTTTTGGATGCACCCTTCTTCACGAGGATCTTTTGCTCTTCAAGAGTGCGGGGTCCGCATGTAATGCCGAATGTGAAGGAATTATCCTTCCAGTCTTTCGCGCAACGCATAACAACCCGGACAAGATCCGGATGCACCCCTTTAAGTTTCGCCAAAGATGATTTCGAGAATTCCATATTACTTACCGAAAGGCCAAGCGCTAATAACCTTCGCCATAAACCCACCAATGGCCGCAGACAATCCACCAACAAGCATAAGCATCTTCCAGCCACCGCTTGCTTTATCAAGGGTTGCAAGAATTGACTTGATGTCGCCCTTCATTTCGGCAACATCCTTCTCCAGACGCTCTACCTGCACTTCCATCCTCGCAACCGAAACTTCAACCTTGTCCATTTTTACCGAAACCTCGCCGTTTTGGCGGCTATCTTTTTGGGTTGCGGGACAAACTGCTTGCCCTTCTTTGTGCCTTCACGCTTCGCCTTGGTTGTGGCGGCGTATTCTTTCGAGGTGAGAGATTCGCGGGCTTTCTTTGGGAGATAGCGCTCTCCAGTCTTGCCGGAGGGTTTTCCGCTCTTCGTGCCCCAATCTTCCTTGGACCATTTGCTCATGGACTTCTGGGCGGAGGTTTTTTCGCCAGAATATCCACCACCCTTGCTCTTGTAGATCTTCCCAGCAAGCTGCATGGCTCTGGCGCTGTGTTTGCCACCCATCTTTGCCTTGGCTTCAGCCTTAGCCCTCGACCACAATGCTTCGTTGGTGCGCCCCATAAACGCCCGCCTACTTTTTGCGGCGCTTGATTGCACCACCTTTTGCAAAGCGAGATGTGCCAAGGTTTGCCTTGGACGGAGCGGTGCGGCTGGGAGCGGAAGTTGGACCAGAAGATGGCCGAGACGATGCCGAAGACTTGGAAGATGCTTTTGAAGCAGCCATAGACGCAGCAGGCCCGCGACCAGAAGACAAGGCATTACCTCCACGAGCGGGAACAGTATTGCCAAACTTTGCACCGCCAGAAGGCCCCATGTAAGATTTAGTGGGCTTTGACTTGGAGGTTGAAGCCTTGGATGGTGCGGTACGGGATGGAGCGTCCAGATTGCTTGAAGTTGGCCTTGCCGATCCAGAAGAGGATGTACGCACAGGTGCGTTTAAACTATTTGATGTTGGACGCTTTGCGGAAGTTGCCTTATTTGCCGCAGACCGATCTTTCTGGGACATGCCACTAATACCCTTCGGTGGCTTATCAGAGCCAACTCCAGCAGGGGTGGTCATACCTACAAGCGCGCCAACAGGGCCAGCAGCGCGCAACGCATTGCGACCAATGGCACCAGCAACTCGCGAGGCAACCGAAGGACCAGCGGGCGTTTTCGGCCCATAAGCATACTTGCCGGAGTTGATCACCGTTCCTTTCGGTGTACCTGCGTATTTTGCGCGGATGGCCTGTTCCCTCGTTGCGCGGGGTACGTTCTTATTCGCGGGTTTTTCCGGTGTTAACCGAAATGTTTCCCACCCTCCTCCTTTGGGAGAGGGGTAAGATCTCACACCTTGTTTGGGGGTATACGTTTTGCTCGTTGCGCGGGGGCTGCGATTTGGCATTTTTGTTATTTCAGCCATTTTCTATTCCTTAACAATTCCATGCGCGGAGGGATTTATTGATGCGGCTGTTGGGATCTTTGGCTGTCTTTGCCGAGGTGAGCTTCTTCTTCATACCCTTCATCCGCCGACAGAACGAATCCTTGCGAGACCCACCTTCAGGCTGCGGGGCTTTGAGCCCCGGCTTACCGGGGTTTGCACGATTATAAGAGGCGCGCCCCTTGGCGTTGAGGCCACCTTTGGGGTTCTTGCCTTCCTTGCGGGTCCAAGCAGGGGATTTGGCCATTGTTTAACCGTAGAAGACTGTGGCGGTTACATTGGCACCAACGCCAACAAAGATGCCGTTCTCGCAGAGAATTCCTTCTCCGGGGATCTTCACGGGCAGGCCAATTGTGTTGTATGTGTCGAGTTCAAGCAGAATGTCGGTGTACATATCCACCGTGCCATTGGCAGTGCCGGATGTGACAGATGTTACCGTGAACGTGTTCTGAGTTGCGTTTGATACCGTGTAAACGCCATCTCGCATGGTTGTGCCAGCAGCAACGTCGATGAATACGCGGTCTCCATCTGCGACCCCGTTGTTGGTGATCGTGACAGTCACGAGGGTTCCGGTGCGGTCCCAAGTGCCAGACTTCACCACAGTTGGGTCTGCAATTGCGATATTGCGGGCCGAGACAGTGGCAGACGTAACAGTTATGCCCTTGAGTCTTGTTCTGTAATTCGCAGCAATTGAAGACTGGTTCGCGAGATAGCTTTTAACATCATATTGCATCATGGCATCACCCGTAAAAGATTGTTGTGGTCACGGATGCGCTGGGGATTCCAACATAAATACCATTGTCGGCAAGAATGCCTTCTCCGGGGATCAAGGTGTAGAATGATGTGCCGCTTGAGCAATCAAACTCCGCCAAAACAACAGGATACAGATCCACATTCCCGCTTGTCGTAGCGGAGGCAACAGTAACCGTGAATGTGTTCTGCGTCACGTTTGAAACATCATACGACTCATCCTGAGATGTGCCGGAAGTGAAGTTTAAATAAACCCTGTCGTTGTCCGAAAGGCCGTGGTTCGCAATTGTCACGGTGCAAACTGTAGATCCCGGCACATCATATGTACCGGAGACATAAATGTTGTCGCAAAACGAAATATTATACGTTACGGACGTTGAAGGGGAAATAACGACACCCTTAAGGCGCGTCTTGTAGTCAACCGCAACACCAGAAACTGTGTTGTGAAATGACTTTACGTCATACTGCTGAGCCATTCAAGCCTCCTGAGTTTAAACGGGGCCGAAGCCCCGCTTGTTAGGTGGCGGAAAGAACGCCGCGTGTATCAACGCGAAGCCAAGCGGAGCCGTTGGAGAAGGCAATGATGGGAGCGCCGTTCGCGCCGTTGTTTACATAGATCTGACCGCCCTCGCTGAGAGTCGCATCAGGAACAGTAGCCACTGTGAAGGTTTCTGAAACCTTTACGGGGCCGGAAAAGCTGGTATTCGCCATTGTATTATCCTTGCAGGATTTTGACCAGTCAGTCTCTGCAAGCGTCTGCCGGGACAGTCTGAAAGGCCGGGTTGCCCGGTGCCCAAGTGTTGGGAGTACTTGAATTTTAGCACAAATAAAAAGGCCCCCGAAGGGGCCTTTTTCTTAAGTGGGGGGGCGATTAAGCGCCGGGGGAGCCCCAGATGCCGAGCGGATCAGAGACGCCGTAGGAGTAACGCTCACGAGCCTTATACCGCACGTTGCCTGTGTCGAAGTCGCCATCCATAGATGTAGACATCGGTGTACGAACGAAGTGCTTCATGCCGTTCGGAACGTCCGTGATCAGGTAATACGAATCGGTGTCTGTAAGGTAGTGGTTTACAGAGTAGCCTTCCGGGATCGTACCATTGGTCTTGATCGCGTTGATGTCGTTGTCGGCAGTTGCTGTGCGGAGTTCAGTCTCCAGCAGGCGCGTAGCCACGAACATCAGGTTCGGCGGAACGATCAGCTTGCGCGGGCGAGCCGCGATAAGCAGACCGCGCTCGTCCTTCCAACCAGCAATCTGAATCACAGCGGCCTCAAGCGAGGTCTCGTTCAGATCGGCGGGGGTGGACTGCGTGTTGTTGTTTGTGGCACCAGACACCAGAGGGTGGGCAGTGTTAAACAACGTAACGCCGTCACCCGACACAAACGAACCACCAGAGAAGCCGTTATTCAGCGGGAAAGCCGCCTTAACCTGCTTCGTGTAGGCCATCGAACGGGCGAGAGCCTTGGTGTAGCGCGAGGAGAGCGAATCGTAGAGGTTATCTTCCATCGCCTCTTCGGTGATGGAGAAGCCCATAGCGATTGTTTCGTGGTTGTAACGGGCGGTCCAGACTTCCTGCGCGTTATCGTAGGAGATGGCAGAGCCTTCGGCCTTGACCGGGGCAGTGCCGAAGCCCGAAAGCTTCAGTTCCTCTTCAAACGAACGCTCGGAGGTCTCTGTTTCGTAGATCGCCTCGTCTTCGTTTTCGTACTTCTTATACTCAAGACCGAACAGGGCATTCAAACCCGGAAGCAGTTCCTTGAGAAGTTGTGCGCGTGAAATAGCCATTTTCTATATTCTCCTATTACACGCCAGTCGGGTTCATGTAGGAATGGCCACGGGCCATCACAACAGTCGCGTTCTGAGCGTTGGTATCGCCTGCTGTGTAAACAGCGGCGGGCATGTTCCACTTGACCAGAAGATCGGTGAAAGCATCACCAACCGCAGACTCAGGACCGTCAACAAAGCCAACGATGCGAAGGGGCAGCGTTGCAGTAACGGCGGCGGTACCCACATCAGCAGATGTTTCCGAGTTGCCAGTGTTGGTGTCACCAGCGAACGTGCTGAAGCCAATATTAAGACCAAGCGATGACTGCGGGACAGTATCGTCGGCCTGAATCTGCATCACCACATCCGGATCATCCACCACATACGCAAAAGCGTCGGTGGCGACTGTGCCAGTGGGCCAACTCTGCCTGAAGATCTTATACTTCAGGTTCGGGTCTGTGAAGGTGCAACCAACAAAAACACCAACAACGCCAGTCGAGGCAATGGTGGTGGTGCCAGTTTCTGCAACAACAACGCCGGAAGCGTTGATGGCAACAGGCTGGCCGTAGAAGATATTCGCGGCATACGCATTTGCAATCTTGATCAGACGGGTGGAGCCAGCATAGGGCTGACCGCCGATAAGATTAACAGGGCGCAGGCCATAGGGGGCTGCTGTAGAAGCCATGTTTTTTTACCTTGTTTAAAGCCGGGTTAACCCCGGCCCTTGCCAAATGTTACCCGCGTTGTGATCTCCGGCTTGGAGAGCGGCATACGCGGATCGTTTTCACGCATAAAGTTGTTTTCCACGGAGACCATCTGATTCTGAGCAGTCTGACGGTAGTAGGCGTCACGCTCAGTCATTGTTTCTTCCGGGGCCTTGCAGAGAAGAAGGCCACCAACTTCAATATTTTCCTTGAAATCCGAATTACGGTCACGCAACACAGTTATTTCAGGATGCTCCTCTGCCTTTACAGGCTCCCATCCCTGACGGAACTTAGACGAAACATTTGTGTTGTCCGAGCTATTCAGAGTGGAGGTGCGGACCCAGCGATAACGCCAGCCATCCTTCTTATCTGGTTCGGGAAGAACCGTGGGCGGAGCCCAAGACTTCTTGCGCGAAGTAGCTTCGCGATTATCGCTTTCGCGAGGTGTGCGCTTATCCATTCATGGACCTCAATTTTTCAGCAGCGTACTGCTCGATTGTCAATCCGAGGCGCTTAGCGATTGCAACTTCGGATGCCGATAGCTGGATTTTGCGTGGTGGGGTCGAATTTCTTTTTACTGGAGCGACCACTACACTCTTGTTCTGCTGAGTCGGCCTGCTATCGGCGTAATCCTCATCAGCAGCAATATGCGGGTAGCGCTTACGCACTTCCCTGTCGAGCGCATTCCAGTAATCTTCGGTACTGGGATCAATACGCTCAAAAACTACAAGTCGGTCATGGATGTGCCGCGCGTAATCGGTCATCTCGCGGTCACGGCCAAACCAAGTGTTCTTCTTTGCCCACGCTACCGTCCGGGCATCCGGCTGCGGCGGCGGGGTTTGGGGCTGATACTGAGGCGGAGGTTCGGGTTCGAATTCCTCAATCTCAACGGGGCGGAAGCCCCTTACCTTGTCTGCCTCAATAGAGAGGCGCGCAAGATCCTTGTGTGCATCAACCTGCTTATCGATGTCCCCGAGTTCCATAGCCTCCCTGAGACGCCGCTTGGCAACCTCAAGTTCGCTCTCAACTCGGGTCTGCATCTGATCAGCGATAATCGACTGACCAGAATGCAGAGCCTTCTTCAGGTTGGCATTTTCAGCCATAACCTGCTTTGCATAGCCCGCAAGCGCAGACTGCTGGCGCTCAAGCTCCTCTTTCGCACGGCGTTCTTCGTGGTACTCGTATTTGAGCTTGCTTATGCGCTTCTTGACCTTATCGCTGTACTGAGAGACCTCATCTTCGTCAGGAAGATCGGGCTCACCAGCACGGCGGGGCCTATTTTTATCTTCAGGCGGAGTATCGTCTACGATCTCTACCTGAAGATCGGTTCCCGTGTCCGCAATCTTGTCGGACTCCGGACCTACCGCTTCATTATCCATATCGCTCATGCCCGCTCAATCCCTTCTGGATTATCAAGGATCGCCTCAACGCTATCGTCGTTGATCAGGCGGAACTCTTTACCCCCCACCTTGAATCGTGTGCCGGAATAAGCACGGAACATGATCCAATTTCCCGGCTCACAATAAGGGCCTTCGGGGAAACGGTCGGGGTCTGAATAGCAATCAGGCCCCATGCTGAGGACCTGACCAACAATGCTGGCCGTCTCCTCCTTGGTTTTTAGAACATCCGGTCGGATGATCCCGCCCTTGGTCTTTTCCTCGACCTCCGGCACTGCAATAAGAATCCTATAGCCTGTGGGGCGAGGAAGCTTATTAAGGATTTCTTTCGAAACCTTGATCTCAGAGTACATGCGTATTCCTACGTTGTTGCGCCTTGCGGCGATAGCCACCTTTATGGTGTAAGCCTATAATATATCAAAGAATACTCAACCCAAAATCAGTCTTCATCTTTGTTTTTCTTTTCAAGATCAAGTATTTCTCTTTCAGCCATAGCAAGACCAGCAATAACGCCAGTCATGTACTTGTATTGATTGAAGTCTTGAGCCCCGCCAAGGGCAAGGTCATCTGCAAAATCGTTCATCATTTGGCGGATCTTCCCTTTCAATACAAAGAATTCGCTCAATTACCTGCCTCCGGTTCTTGCATTTGAAGAGAGCGTCTGACCGACCACTTTAGCCGTTTCCAAGAGGATCTTGTCCTCTTTGTACTTGGCGTCTGTTTCGGCTTGCTTTTCCTTGACCTTGACCGCTTCGTCCTTGATACGAAGCTCTTCACGCTGCATGACTGTGAGCGGGTCATTTTCCTCCTGCTGTTGCTTTGCGGCCTTGGATTCTTCGTTGTGCTGCTGGAGAAGTCGGTCAGCGGCAACGGAGGCCAGTTTCGCGATATCGTTCTCGACATCCGGCGGAAGCTTTTCGCCAATCTGGGGAAGGCTCACGCCAAGCTTGAGTTCAATCTGACGCCTATAAGAATAGGCAAAATGCTCAGCAAGATGCTGCTGCATGGCCCCGACAAAGGCTTGGGCGTTCGGGCTCTGCGACACAAACTGCTGGTAGATCGGGTCCTGCATAAACGCGGTATGCACCTTGATATGGGCATCATGGTCCTGCTCAAGAAACACCGTGATTGGCTTGCCAGACATAACCATCTGGTTTTCGGTCACGGGGTCCATAGACACCGCCTGTGCCTGACCTTGGATGATCAGATCCACGTTCTGCACGTTTAAAGCATGGAGCATCTGCCTATGGAGAAGCTCCATATTATACATGCCCGGAGGCGCATTCTGGGCAAGCTGCATCGCCGCCTGATACTGCATAACCTTCTGGGCCATTGTGGAGGCGTTCGGGTCCGACACAGGAATGATATCAACCGGGTCGCCAAAATCCTGAACCCGGTTTACCGGGGTATTTTGGTCATCTGAAGCAACATACTCATACTCTGGCCCCATATACTCCTTCACAACCTCGGCAATAAGTTTAAACTCTTTGCCAAGCGAGTCATGAACGCGAGCCTGCACGGCAGACATCACCTTCATGGACCGTTCGAGGAGGGCTAGGGTAGTGCCGACAGGAGCTTCGGGGTTTGAATCCCCGATATCCATCTCAGCGATGGAACCAATACGCCTGCCTTCATCGACAAGGTTCCCGAGAAGCTGGTAAAGAACACTCGAAGGCTCTTTGTAGGGGAGGAAGGTGATTGAGTCACGGATATTGCCAGAAGCAACATCTACATCCCGGAACTCTCCCGGCATGATCGGGTTGTCATCTCCTTTGATTCGGAGTCCGCGTGCCTTGAGTCCTCCCGGTAGGTTTGAAAGAGTGCCAGCATCAACAAGTTGGCGGAGGATTGAAGTGGCGCTTTTAGCGATTCCCCCAATAAGGTGAATGAGCCCAGTGCCGTAGAAACCGAGGCCCGGAAGGTACTGATAATGGACAAAATACTGCCTCTTCTCAAATGCGGGGTCTCCTTCCCGCCAATTACGGCGGATTGAGAGGATCTCGCGGCTGGATTTTTCGATAGTAACAACATAGGGGAGTTCGATACCATCGGGGTTTTCAAAACCAGGAAGATCAAGATCAACACACATCTCAAGGATTGTGTGCCGGGTGTCGTCTGTGAAGGATGGGGTTTCACCCTTTACCTTGTCATACTTCTTTTGAAGGCTAGAGTAGTCTGGAGACGGAACGGGGATATCAATATCCCGGTAAAAACCACTAACCTGTAGTTTTCGAAGCTCATTCGGATAAGTTCGCGTTACATGGGTGTAGCGCGGGCAAGCGGCGAGATCTGTGGTGCCGTAGGCAACAACAAAATCCTCCGCAGGCACAAAAACCGCTGCGGGGCGGTCGTTGATTGTGTTGTAGTAGACTTTGCGGAAGGCAGAACCAGCAAGCGGGAGGCGGAACAGAAGCTGTTCAGTTTCTGACCTGTAGTCGGTCATCTTCTCAGTGACGATGAAATTCATCTCTTCCTGAACGCGGTGAGCCTGCTTCAGGAGTTCTTCATTCGACTTCCCCACAATCTTTGTCCGGACGGGGCCTTGAGAAGGGAAAACCTCCATAATAGTTTGGGCTTGGAACCGGATCACAGCCTCAGTGAGGACCGGATGATACACACCACAGGCACCCGGCCAAGGCATTGTGCGCTCCTCAATCTTCAAACCAAGGAGATCCAGACCCTGAATATAGGCCTTTTCCCAGTCTGAGCGGGTATCAAGATCGTCTTCGAAGCTTGAAATAAGATCGCCAGCAATTGCATCAAGATCGGAGTCATCCATGATCTCAGCGAGGTTTGCTGCATGGTCTTCGGGAGGCTGAATCTCAGGCGAAACACCTCCAAAATCAACAGTAACGCCGCCATCCTCCATAGGAGTGATGTTCGGGCCGAGATTTTCTTCGGGAATCTCAACATTGATCGGAGGCGTTTCCGGAGAAATCGGGATATAGGGCTCAGCCATCTTTTTCTTTCTCAATTTGCTCTATTGTATCAGTAATAGGGTTCTTTGCGGAATTTCGGGGTTTCGATCATGTCATCTTCGTCGGTGGGAATGGCAAAACCACCCTGCCTGAACCGCATAAGTGCCATTGTAACGGCGTCCACGAAGTCATCATGATCTCCAGACGGAAACGCCGCACATTCCTCCACCACATCAATCGCAAATTGCTCATCCGGAGCCCACACAACCCCAGATGCAAAGATGTCTGTGATGCTGTTTACACGAACGATCTTGTCTCCGGTGGCCCGAGTTGGGGTGAATTCCTGCACAGGTATACCTGCATTGCGGAGTTCTGCAATCAGAGGTGCCCCAGATGCCTTCTTTTCCACAATAAACATGTCCGGTTGCCAATCTTTATAATACTGCACTGTTGTGGCCTTAAGTTCCGGGAATTCCAGTTTATCTTTCCAAGCATCCAGCAGAATGAGATTGGGGATGGGTTTCCCCACTGAATTTGGATGGTCAAAAACCCCGAAACACACACATGCGGAGTAGTCGGAGCGTTCTGTTTTAGAGAACGCGGTATCCATCGCCACAATAACGGCACTGCAACTTGGGGCTTTATCTCCTTCCCAGATGTTCCACCAATCTCTCTTGATCAGAGCCCCTTCCTCAGAGGTGGGATCTTGCTGGTATTGTGCCGACCACTTGGATATCGGGAGTTCGATCTTAAGCTTCTGAAGCTCGTCTATGGACCAGAATTCAGGCCAGAGAGGGTCTCCAGACGGCATAATTGCCGGGAGTTCAATAACCTCCCACTCGCTTGAGCCCTCCTTCTTCACTGAGGCATCGATAATCTGCCCTGTAAGGTCTCTTTTGGCCCATCTGGTCATAACAATGACGATGGCTCCACCCGGTTGTAAACGCTGGCGGGGGCCAGAACTATACCACTCAAACACCTTATCATATACCGACATATCGAACTGGCCCATCATGGCTTCCTGTTCGGAATGGGGGTCGTCGATGATCAGCAAATCGGCACCCTTACCAGTAACGGCACCACCCACACCGATAGCGAAGTACTCACCACCCTTGTTGGTGGACCACCTACCTGCGGCCTTTGAGTCGGACTGGAGCCCAACGCCGCCAAACATCTTTTGGTAGTCGTCAGAGCCAACGAGGTTCCTCACCTTCCGACCGAAACCAACCGCAAGCTCTGCGGTGTGGGCCGTTTGGATGATTTTCTTGTTTGGGTATTTCCCAAGGAACCAAGCTGGAAGGAGGTATGAGGCGAACTCAGACTTGGTGTGGCGGGGTGGCATATTGATGATGAGCCGCTTAAGCTCACCTCTGGCCACTCGCTCGAAGGCTTCTGCCATGATTTTGTGGTGCCGCCCCGATATGAAACCGGGCCACATGAGCTTTACGAAGTCGAGATAGTTTTCTTGAGCAGACTCCCGCTGCTTTGCCTCATCCAACAAGCGAAGAAGCCGGAGGATTTCCGGCTTCTCGTTTTCGGGGATTTTTTCAATCAATTCGGCGTAATTCATACGCCAATTATATGGTGCCCGTTGAGAGAATCGAACTCCCAACCTCGGATTACAAAACCGATGTTATGCCACTTAACTAAACGGGCTCTTTGTAGTCGAAGATGTCATCGATTATCTTGATGTTGTCGAGGTAGAGGTGCTTTTTGCTCTCGAAGTGGTTTCTGTGGTAAATAACGGTGCTGTGGTGGCGTCCGATCCTCTTACCAATCTCTGCAACCGTGACGTTTGGATTGTATCTTGTTGCAGCCCACACATAATGCACGAAAGCCGGGAAGGTTTTTGTGCGGGGACCCTCACCCTCCAACTCCCGTTTTGAAATCCCGTAGAGATTGGTGATGGCGTT